ATTAACTATCATTCCCTTTGAACAGAAATGGTATGTAGTTGCTTGCTTGAATATTGCTTGCTCACCAGCAGATTCTAGCGGCACCATTGATACTTTATAGATGTAGTATTTTGCAAAATCTAAAGTTTTATCTCTAGAAACCGGAGTTGTTTTTGTAGAAAGAGAGAAAATTAATTCTTCACCTTTACCAACGATACCACCACGAAAATTCTTTGTAACTCTGCTTGATGGTACATCGATAATTGTTATATCACCAGTAACAAATGGATCATATAAACTTTGATATATGTTAATTGATGTCACGACTTCGGTAATATCAACCGAAGTATCCTCTGACTTTATGATTATACTACCAAGTGTTTCTAGATTTATCATATTAAACTGCCATCAATTTTGCATATTCTTGTTCTATTCTAATTGCTACTTCAGGCGTAGGTAAGTAGATATATCGTTTGTTATCATTTTGTTTTACTTCATATTCATAATTTGTAACAACATTATTATCTACACCAGCCAAATAACCCTGTAAATAACCAGTTAAAGGATCAATATAAACACCGTTGGACTCAAAATGATGAAGAGAATCCTGTTCATATAGATTTACTCTTGCAATATCACCAATAATAATTTTAGGAGTAGTTCCTGTTTCTAGTAACGATATTGCTATATCACCATAATCAACTACACGATTACCATCCAAATCTGTATTAAAAATATAAACAGTTTGATTAGGAGAGAATGTGCCTGCTATTTGTCTTATCGTTAACTTACTCAGAGAAGCATTCCAACTCACAACTTCTGCTGCTATATTCGTATTGTTAACAACAGTTATAAGATCTCCCGGTTTTATATCATAATTTTGAATGCTATCTAATTTAAAAAATATAGACGAAAGACCTTCATATTTTGTCTTGGTGTAAGCGTCAAAGGAATTTGATGAAAGTGGCCAATCTGTATAAACTCCCTTCATACCATTGATTAGTAGAATTATCCAGGAGTAAGATTGTTTATCGTATAGTCTCAGAGCAATAGATTCTGGTGTATCACCTTCACGGATATAATACTGAATACTATATTGACTATTTTTGTAAATATCAAAACCAGTTAATGTTGCAAGAATATCAGTTACCTGAACACTATTTCCATTATTATCCGTCTGTGTGATGAATGGGTGTTTTGTAAAAAACATATTATGTTATTGCTCCCGGTGTCATTGCTATTGTTTTTGTATTTGAATTAAATATATCAGGATTTAATGCTGTTTGTGTTAATGATTCGCTTTGTTTTGGTTGAGTATAAACAACACCTTCTGATAACATTCTATAGTAAGAGAATGATACCTGCTGCTTTACATAATTACCATCTGCTTCCCATGAGTAATCAATCGAACCAACATTTGTTGGATATGCACCAATAAACTGTGTATTGTAAATTTTACTATTGGTTGTATCAATCTGGGTCAAGACTATAAGAGAAGAATTGGTATAATTATTATAATACTCCACACCATTATTAATATCAAAGATGTATTCTTGCCAATTTAAGAAGAATTTTCTTTCTCTAAATCCTTGGCTCATACGGAAGGTTAGGTTTAATTCATTACCATAATCAATTGAATAAGGTAATCTTAGAACTGGTAAGTTGTTAAGTTTAAAATCTGTTGTGAATAATGTCTGGTTTGGTAAGTTTGCAGATTCACAAACAAATCTGAAGCCATTCCTATCGGCTAGATCTGATAGTGTGTTATTTGGTATTTGGGGTGGAAAGACTGTTACAAAGAATCTATTTGTTCTATAATAGATACCAGCATCTACTAGAAAGTTAGCAAGTTCTGTTACACCGTTACCTGTAATTGGATTAAACGATGCTATAGCGTCAGAGATACCAAAAGATCCGGCAGATGGTCTATCCTTTAACCCCAATTGATTTAGTATTTGTTGTGGTCCAAATTGAGTCATTTATCGGTTCCTAGAGTTTTTTCCGTTATTATTTTAAATTCCCAGTTCTGTTTTTTAGCAAATTCTGTAGCAGCATTCCACTTTGAATTATTTATTATCCAAGTTTTACTTTCTTTCAAAAATGTCCTTTGCTTCTTATTGTTGGACTCTTGTGGCTGCACACATTGTCTAGAAGGTTTAATCTCCACAAGATAAACCTTAGTATCACCAGTCTTTTCCTTCACCTCTATGACAAAATCTACATAATATCGATGAACTCTGTTATCTAGTGGTGAAACATATGGAATTGCTAATTCCTCTGATGACCACTTTAATATATTGTCATTTCTGTCACAAAAAACCATAAACCGTCGTTCCAACAAAGAACGATAGACTATATTGTTGGGGTTCCCAACATACTTTTCCGGTTTTTCGGGTCTATATTTTCCTTTATATGGCATATAAATAAAAAAGAACAGTTCTATCCTATTTATCTAGAAAAATGGCAGAAATACAACAACAAAACATAGCAAACTATTCCGATTTAGCAGGTTCTGGTGCATTACCCGTTCTTACAAGTGCCCCGGCAAATTATCAAACTATTACCGGAAACACTGTAACTGTTGCAGATCAACAGAGAGCACTTGCTAATATTAATGAAAAAAACAATGTCGAAAATAAATTCAAGGCATTGAATCAGGGATTACCAAGTATAAAAAATACAACCGAACAGTTATCCTTTACGAGAGAGACTGCAAAATTAAGAGACTGTATGGTTATTACTTTGTATTCCCCTTCCAGTAATGAAAATCCAAATCTTTCAAATTCGCAAGGACAGTTACAGCGACTTATCGGAAATGGTGTTTCAAATCTTGCAAGTTCTAGTGTTAAAGGTATTACCACATTTGCAGATGATTTGGCAACCAAATATGGGTCACAAGAACAACAAACTTTATATAATGAAACAAAATCTAACATAAAAAATGCATTTGATAATAAAGATACCAGTGGACAAATAGAAGAATTAAATAGAACTTTTTATACAGAAGGATCTGGAACTAATAAATCAAAGACTATATTCCTACCTCTTCCAAAACAAATTAATGACATACACAGTCACAATATTGATGCATTTTCAAATAATCCAATAATACCAATTGCAGGTGTTGTGAGTGGATTATTAGATTCAATAGGTGGCGGTCAAGGAACAAAGGGCGGTAGTCGTAAAATTTCAATGCCAGGAGTTGGTACTTATATTGCAAACAACCTCCAATTAGCAGCCAGAAAATCATTCAATCCAGCAGTTGAAACTTTATATCGTTCTCCAACTCCAAGAAATTGGCAATGGAACATCGAATATAGTCCAACAAGCAAAGATGATGCGACTGCTTTTATTCAAATAGTAGAAGCACTGAAACAACATTCATACCCAACCCAAGATCTTGGTGGTGTGTTATATACCTTCCCAGGAACAGTTGATTTTGCATTTAGAATTAATGGAGAAGTATCATCGGTTCTTCCTAGAAGTTTACAAAAATGTTTCATCAAAGGTGTACAATTAGATTATACACAACAAGGATTCTACGCACACTTTAAAGATGGTAATCCAGTAACAATAGTTCTAACACTAGACATTGCTGAGACAAGACTACTTGATAGATCTGATTTGGATCCATCACTAAAACAAGCAGCATTATCAGAAGATGAAGTGGATAGAGCAGTATCAGAATATGATAAAAATGATTAAACCATGAAGGAGATAATGAAATGATTGATTTAAAGAATTTAGTATCGTTACCGACTTATACAACCACAATACCATCAACGGGTAAAAAGGTTTCTTTTAGACCATTTGTGGTCAAGGAAGAAAAAGTCCTGCTTATAGCATTAGAATCCAAAAACGATGAACAGATACTAAATGCAATAAAAAGTGTAATTGAGTCTTGTTTTATTGAAAAATTAAATGTGGATGAAATGCCATATTTTGATGTTGAATATCTGTTTATTCAATTAAGAATGAAATCAATGGGTGAAGTTGCAGAGATCATTGTAAGAGATCCTGAAACTAAGGAAAAGTTTGAAACTGAAATGCGATTAGAGAATGTCAAAGTTTTAAACCTTCTACAAGATAAGAAAAACTTCGATATTAAATTGAGTGACAATCTTGGTGTGCTAATGAAGTACCCATCACTGAAAGAATTTTCCGAATTGTCAGATGAAAACACTCCCAAAACAGAACTTATATTTAATTTCTTGTCGAGATCTATTGATAAAATCTATACAAAAGATGAAGTAATAGAAACAAGGGAAAAATCAATACAAGAAATTAAATCATTCCTAGAAAGTCTACCAAAGGATATGTTTGGTAAAATTGCTACCTTCTTTAATAACATGCCAACCGTGGTATATGAAGATGAATATACAACACCAAACGGAAAGACTATTAATATTTTCATAAAGGATTTTAGAAATTTTTTCGATTAATGCTCTCGGTTGAAACTTTGAAGATAATGTATGAAACTAACTATGCATTAATCGAGAGCAAAATATTTGATATAAATGGTTTAGAAAACATGGTGCCTTGGGAAAGAAGAGTATATGTTGGTTTACATATAAAGAATATTCAAGAACAAAAAGAAAGAATAGAGCAAGCAAGAAGAAAGAATAAGATAAAAGGATAACAAATGCCACTAGAAGATAAAGAACAAATATTAAATGATATTTTTAAGAAAGTAAAAGAGTCTTCATCTACTATTAAATCTCTATTTTCTATGGAAAAGAAACAACAAAAAGTTTCATCTAATGTTATTGCACGACAAGAAGAAAAGAATTCAGAAGAAGAAGTATCCAGAGATGAAGAAAAGCAATACAGAATAAAAACTGTAAAACTATTAGAAGAAATTAGAGATCAAGGTGGGGAAGTTGGTGGTGCTGGTGGTGGAGGATTGGGTGGTCTTTTGGGTCTTCTTGGTGGCGCATTAGGTGGAATTGGAACAGTGTTGACTGCTGCTCTTGCTCCATTATTGGCTGGTCTTGCCGCAGCCGGTCTTGGAACTCTATTATATGAAAAATTTATAGAACCATATTTAAATAAACAGAGTAAAGAATTTGAAGATAAAGTATTACAAACAAACAAACCAGCAGGTGAACAAATAAAAGGCGATACTGGTGAAAAAATGTTTGCAAAACTTGACCAGTCTGGCAAATCAACTGGTGAAGTTGTTACTGAAACGGAAATGAAAAATGAAATTTCCAAACTTCCACAAGACAAACAAGAACAAGAAAAAACAAAATATGCTCCATTAACCACCTCAACAACAGAAGAGGGTAAAGGTAGAGTTTCTGCTTCGGATACTGTTCTTTCACCAGATATGAAGGGCAAATCAAAAAGCGAATTAGAAGCAGCTTTAAAGACACAGCAACAAGTTCCGGATATGAATGTTCCTTCACAGAATACAGAAGAGAAAGAAAAACAAAGAGACTTTTATATTAAAAAATATGGTCAGGAAATTACAGACTTTGATTATGAGTTTAGAAATAAAATTGGCGAAGCAGTAAACGCAAGAGTAAAAGGACAACAAGATACAGTAACATGGACATCCTCTGGATTTGATCAATTCAGATTAAACATGGATACTCTTGGATATACACTATCATCAAAACAAGAAAGCATATATTCTAGAATACAAAAATCAGTAGAAGATGGATTTATAAATAAACCTGATGCAGATTATCTATTGAGTAAATTATCTCCATTATTTGCTCCAGATATCAAACCAGAAATATCAAATAAAGCAGCAACATTTGGTGATTATAAACTACCAAGTGATGGATGGTTTACTCATAATGGAAGAAAAATATTCGATATAAATGACGCAAGTATAGTATATGAAGCAAAGGACAGACAAGATGCTTTAGATCGTTTAAGATCGATAATTCCTGTATATGATGATGAATCTGTTCAATCTGCTAAATCTGGTAATCTACAAATACCAAAAGTTAAGATGGCAAACGAAGGAATCATCGAAGGAACAAGGCGTGGTTCTAGAATCATTGCAGGTGAGAACTATACTTCAGAAGCAGTTGTATCAACCAAACCAAACACAGTCACAGAGACAATTGGTAAAAACTTATATGATATCATTAAGCAGAGTGCAAACTCAGATATAAGTTCTACTCAACGACAATCAACAATCATAACAGATGCTCTTAAGAATACCATTCAATCATATTATGATATGACAAAGATTTCACCATTGAATGCTCAAGGTGGTCAAACTATTGTAAATAACTTTGTTGGTGGTATGGGAGCAGGAAACATGCCAGAGACAAATGCACAGTTCAATAGTGGTGGGTTAACTGTAACAAATACGGAAACCGTACTACAAAAAGTATACATGGACGCATACAAAGCAGCACTATTATAAAAAGAAAAGAGCCAGATTTCTCTGGCTCTCTTCCACACCGCTTTCACATTTTACTCACTCGTCATCATTAGTAAGCTTCTCGAAGTAGGACATTGCATCCTCTTCCTCAACCTCCTCAACAACCTTCTTCTCAGCCATCTTGGCTGGCTTAGAAGTCTTGGGGGTCGAATACTTCAGTTCAGTTTCTGGTTCGAAGTCATCATCTGACATCTCCTCAGCCTTGCGCTTACCCTCTGGAGCAGACTTGAGGACACTATCCAACTTCTTGGACAGTTCATCATAAGACTTGAAGTTATCTGCCTTGAGAAACTCCTGCAACTTGTGCTGCTTCGCCCAGACACCTTCCAGTTGCTTATCATCACCACCGAGAAGAGGAGCAGGAACATCAAACTCGCTCTTGTCGTAGTTAACATAACCAGCAACCTTACGAATCTTCAACTTGAAGTCTGCACCCTTCCAATAATCAAAGACATTGGTTGGAGTCTCATCAGCAAACTCAGGCTGCAACTTCTCCATGATCTTGTCAAAGATCTTCTTACCAAACTTGAAAAGGAACACCTTTCCATCATTTGATGGATTCTTTGGATCCGAAACGACCATGATGTTTGCGATATAAGACAACTTACGCTTGCGATCACGGGCTACGGTCTTGTCATCCTCAATACCGGAATTCCAAAGTTCACTGTTTGCTTCACAAACAGGGCACTTGCCACCGATAGTGGTCGGGCAGTTCTCAATGAACCAACCACCCTTGCCTTGGAAACCGTGTGAGAACACACGAACCCACGGAACATCCTCACCCTCAACAGGGGGAAGGAAACGGATGACAGCGAAACCATTGCTTGCTTGATCAAGCGTAGGCTTCCAGAAACGATCATCCTTGTAAGACTCTGCGCCCTTATTCATCTTCTCTAGTTCTTCAGTCAGACGCGAAATGTTTTCCTGAGAACGCTTCTTTAGATCCTTGAACGACATATACGATATCTCCTTTTGTATGTTTTAAGTGTACGACATGTACGACTTACACCAGTAGTATACTACAGATACTGGAGTAGTCAAGAGTATTTATATGGGTAGACGAGAAGATTTTGGGAGTAGATTTAATGATTCACCCTCTTCTCTTAATTTTTCTACAATTGGTTTTGGTAGATGTTTTGCAATATATTCTGGATCTAAAGAATAATTTTCGCAAACAAAAAGAATTGCATCAATATAAGAATCTCCAGTCCTAAGAACTCTTTTTTCAATTTCTTGCTGAAGATTTAATTCACTATTTTCAATTATCATATTCTTTTTTCTCCATATATTCTTCTAATAATTTTGTTGGTTTCCAACCAAGAAGTTGTTCAGCCTTTGAAATATCTGCTAAAGTATTTTTTGCTTCTCCTGATCTTGGTGGTATGTGAATATACTCTCCACCCATCATCTTTGCAATATCTAATACTGAAAAAGATTTGCAAGTTCCTATATTAATAATCTCTCCATTCAGGGGTTCATTTCTATTCATAGCAGAAATATTTGCTGATACTACATCAGAAACATGGACATAATCTCTTGTTTGTAATCCATCACCAACCACAGTCATTGCTTCATTGTTTTTCTTTTGTCTTGAAAATACTCCAATTACTGGAGCATATGACCCTCTAACTGGTTGTCTTGGACCATATACATTAAAATATCTAAAACATACTGTATCTAAATTGTACATTTCAGAATATAATTTACACAAATACTCACCAAATAATTTTGAATAAGAGTACATGTTTAAACAATCTATCTTTGAACTTTCTCTCTGTGCAGTATTAAAAAATACTTTCTTATCATCAACGATTGCAAAATCTTCTTGAGAAAGACCATAAATTGCAGATGTACTAGAAAACATCACTCTTTTAACATCAGATAATTTTGATGCTTCTAGTATGTGTTGTGTTCCTAAAGCATTACTTTTGAAAGCCTTTGTTGGTGTGTATATGCAGTTTTGTATTCTTGCTTCTGCTGCCAAATGAAATACATATTTTGGTTTATGATTTAAAAAGATACCATTTAAAGATCTGATAGAATTAGATGATTCTGATATATCATTATCATAATAAATTGCTTTATCATTAAAATAAAAAGAATCATGGGCATCTGAGGATTTATTATCTATAACAACTACATTAAAATTTTTATTTATTAATTCGTCTACTAAATTTGAACCAATAAATCCACAACCACCTGTGACTAAAACTGTTTCTTTTTCCATTATATCTTACTCTCTATTAAAGATTTCCAATATGAAAATTTTAATTTATCCATATTATATTTAGTATTTTGTATTATATTTAATTGTTTTTGTAAAAAATCTTCTGTCACTTCTGACCAATCATCGACAAAAACAACTGGAAGATCTTCAAATAGTTTCTGTAATCCATAATATTTTTTCATAACAGGATATCTATTTAAATATAATATTTCCCAACTTCTATGACAGTCTAGACCATTTCCTCTTGGAGATATTGAAAAATAATGATTTTTAATATCATCACAAAATCCATAATAATTACCATATGGAACTCTAACATCACACCAATTCTGACTCTTAAAATAATTAAATGCTGGTTGTCTATCTGACCTATGAGTACTTACACTACAATTTAAATATGCTAATCTAGTTGGTGTTATATCTGTTTTGGATTTATCTTCTAGTATATGTTTTCTCTCTGGTTGACCTGTTATATAATCATTTTCTAATCCTATGGGCAAAGGTATAATCTTTGGATTCTGACACATTATATTTTGTCCAAACCAATATTGACTATTTGGATATTCATTAACCAATTCGCATGTAACTGGTTCATCGCCATTATGAGTTATAATAACTTTTGCAGTTTTTGACAGAGTTGTTCTTATATGACTTAAATTAGGAAAGTTAGAAAAACTAACATTACTGATATTACTAAAAAAACTTTTAAATTTATCACCCCAAATATATTCTTCATATGGAATCATAATAACCTCACATGTATTTGTATGTTTGTTTTGAATGTATATGTAAATTATTTATTTTTATTTTAGTTCCATTTAGAATTAAATATGGATTTCTATCTTCAAATATAACTCTTATTCTATTTGCTTTTAGATGTTTTCCTATCTCCTGATAGTCATGAAACCATCCTGGTGTTGGTTCTGTAACATTCAAAGGAGATAACCCACCAATATACATTCCATACCCTGCTGGATCGAATATTGAATTGAAGTGATTAAAATTATTTGAATATCTATCACTACAAATTGTATTTGGTAATATTGGCAAATACTGTGCTTCATTATATTTTGCCAATATTCTCATTTCAGTAGGATATCCTTTATATTTTGCTTTAAGTTCTTCTTGTGGTATTTTATATTCATTTGAAAAGAAATTAGATACATTTGCTGCATCATTTGGTGTTTTTATAAAACACATACCCATTACTACTTCATAATCACATTGTGGTGTTATTGCAAATCCATTGTATCGTTGACTAATCAATTCTATAATTTTTTCTGGATTTTCATATATAAGAACATCATTATCAAAAGTTAAAATATTCGATAAATTTTTTTCTTCCATTAATTTATGAATAAAAAAGAATCTATATGAAGATTCTTTCCACATATGATACTCTTTATCATTTCTATAATATGTACCAGCGTAAAATTCATCCAACCAATTTAAGTCTTGATATTTTTTAGAATCTATTACTTCAATATCAGAATTTGAGTAAGCAGAATCTGTTATTAGATATATTGGTAATTTTGAATATTGTCTAATTTTTGCTATACAATCATTTAAATGATTTGGTATTTCTGTTTTTCTATGATAAAGTATTATGGACATATTTCACCATTCTATAGTATCTGCCCACCAATGAGCACCTAGATTTGAAAATGCACTAAATTGAGTCCAATCACCTATATCGCTTTTATTATCTATTTGTTTTACGCATCCAGGATTAAATGCATATGTTTTTAAATTTGGTTGAAGTAATATAAACAACCAATCAATGCCCATACTCATATGAACATTTTCATCCAACATTCTTAATACCTTTTCTAATGAATTTTTATTCACAACATATGCATAAGTTGACCAACATCCATATGTTCTTACTATTTTAGAATCAGAGGTATTTTCCCAGTCTCTTCCTAATTTACATTTACACTGTGGCAATTCTCTATTATGAGTTAATGAATGCCATGTTGGATTTAGATGGTAAGTTCCTCCTAACCAAAAAACATCCCATTCATTTTTATTTAAAAAATTTTCAATATGTTCAAATCTTTTTTGTATATCACTGCAAAAAACTAAATCATCTTCCATAACAAGAGCATGTTTATTTTGCTTCAATGCATCCTCCATAACCTTTACCTGAGAATAATGACAACCTATTGCTCCAGGTGTTCTTTTTCTCATAACTGAAACTTTGTGTTCAGAACCAGAATATTCATTTGGTAGCATTCCTTTAGTTCTAGAAGCGTTTATCCCTGCTTTATCTAATTGTTGTTTCATATGCTCATTCCTATCGGTTCTATGATCTAGATTGATATAAGAAGCATATAAGTTTTCTTTTGTAAATATGTTCATGGTTTAAAACTCGAATGTTTTTACTACTTCATTAAAAGGTTTTGATATTTTTACAGTTTGATTATAATTTGCATTAAAACTACAATCATGATAGTAATGCATATCCTTTAAAAAATATAGTTTGAAATTGTTTTTAAGTATTAAATAGTTAATAGCGACACTATCGTGTGCATTTGGAATGTAATTATATTTTGATATATAATCTTCAGATTCTTTTAGTAAGGAATTTGCAACCTTTTTTGATATTAAAAAATTACATGTATTGAATGCGGCATCATAAACTCTTCTTGATAGCAAAGAAAGAAAATCATTTTTTGTCACATATGTATTATTTAAAATTTCATAATTTAATTCTGGCATTGCAAAAGTTGGACAATATACAACATTTTCATCTAAATTTATATTTTTAATAGAATCTATATATTTTTGATCTAATTTATTATCACTATCTAAGAGTATTATCCAATCATTTGATGCTAATGATAAGGTTTTCATTTTATTTCTAAATACACCTAAATTTTTTTCATTTTTAAAACATTTTACCTTTGGTATATTTAAATTTTTTATTTGTTCATAGTCACCATTTCCGTCATCATTTATGACAATTTCATCTATTTCTGGTATAGATGAATGAAACGGTAATGTTTCTTTTAGTACAGAGAATCTATTCATTGTTGTTATTGCTAATGTAAATTTCATTTTGTTACCTTTTTATAAAATAAAAACTAGAATCATTTCCATTTTCTGGTATTAATATTGGTGTATAATTTTTTTCTTTACAGAATTCAGCGACTGCTTGGAATACACCATAATCTGAGTTTGTATAATCATGACCTGCAATTATACCACCACTTTTAACTTTAGAATAAAAAGCATTTAAATCTCTTTTAACACCATCATATGAATGATTCGCATCAATGTATACCATTGACAATTCGTTATCCTTTATTTCTTCTGACATCTCATATGATAGTCCCCTTAAAATATTAACCTTTCTTTTAAAAGGATCTATTCTAGAAAGCATACCATTATAATTATCATCATGCCATTCTTTACCAAAACCACCATCACCTTTTTGATTCAGTGTTTCCCATGCATCTATTAAATAGAGCTTTTCCACACCAGCTTTTAAAAAATCTAAACTGAATCTGCCTTCAGCAACCCCAACTTCTGCAACTATTAATGGTAGTTTCAATTCTTTTAATAATGATACTAATTCTAATCTACTTTTCATATTTTTATTTTCTAAAATATATCATGCCCCATAATTGTTTTCTTTGTGGAATAAAAGAATTAAAATCTAGGAATGAATTTTTATCCTGCCATTTAATTTGTTCTTCTTTTAAATATTTATCTTGCCAAGAAATATAAAATTTCTTATAACCGATAAGATCAAGATGATTTATTGTTTCTATTAATTCATTTTTATATTCTTCGGTCCATTCAAAACAAAAAACAGTATTGTCCAACATACTATTAAAAGCATTTAATACTTTTGGTTCATGTCCTTCAATATCTATTTTTATATAATCAGGAATACCATAGTTTTTAATTGCTTCTTCTAAAGTAATTGTGTGTACCTCTATAGATTCTGTAAATGAATGATGATCGGAAAATCTAGATGAATATGCCCAAGAATTTTCTAATGTCGAAATAGCATATGAATCTGGACAAATTAACATTTTAGTTATTCCAGTTTTGTCAGAAATTGCCCTAGAATCTACTTTCATATTTTTATTTTTCTTAGACTTTTCTGCAAGTTTACCATTAATTAAATATGGTATTGGTTCAAAACATATAACTGTTTCAAATTCATTTATAATAGTATCAGCAAAATCCCCATTGTTTGCTCCAATATCAAATGCTAATTTTTTCATTTGTTTTATCCTATATTAAAATATGATTTATATGTATCATATATTTCTAATATTTTTTGATCTAATTTATATTTATTTTCTAATAAATTTAAAGTATTTTTATAACCTATTATTTCATTTTCAAGATTTTTTATAAGATCTTGTGGATTTCGTTCTTGATAAACTGTTGCTTTATTATACACAACACAAGAACCAAATTTCTTTTCAAGTAAATATCCGCCCCATATATCATCCATTCTACCAACATGTGGAAGAACCATATAATATGGTATTATATCTCTATCCAAAAAAGTATTTTGACTATTAAATGGAGATAATTTATTAGAAGTAAACGGTTTGATATCATCAAATTTAACACAAGGTCTATTTGCTAATCTACAAATAGCATCTATATCTGGATCTCCATCCCATAAATCTGCTTGAACATAAAATTGTTTTTTAATTTTTCCTTTATATTCTACATTATTTTTAATTTGTAAATGTTCTATTGGATATCCTCTATGCCATAAATCATTTCTATTAGTAACACTAAGGGGATCAAAATAATCAGATTTAACAGGTTCATATAAATCAACTTCTATTTGTTTTTTTAATAATAAATTATTTCCCCAAGAATCGTATGGAATATTATCATCATCTACAGTTGCTATTATATCCGCACCTAGATTGAAGGCTTCTATAAATCCAATATTTCTTCGCTGAATAGTATTCCAACCAAGTAAATTGCTTATTTTTTCATATTTTTTATCTTGATATTCTGGATGCAAATATGTACAATTTATTTTTTTATATTCTTCGTGTGGAGTTTTTAAGTCACCAACAACTAGCAATTCCCAGTTTTCTTTTTCTGAAAAAAGTTTTGTTGCTTTAGTGGGAGATTGTATTGTTGTCGTTACTATAATTTTTTTCATGTTAAAAACTTTTGTACAAAATGTTTAGTTGTGTAATTATTTATAGCCTTTTCAAAAGCATTATTTGCTATAAATTCATATTTTTCATAATTATTAATAATTTGATATAGTTTTTCTTTTAAATCTTTTTGATCTCTAAAATACATAAATTCTTTATCTGGTTCAAAAAAATATTCTATAACATTCCAATCATCATATGCACACAGTATTATAGAATGACTGAATGCGGCTTCAAATACTCTAGATTTTATTTGCGGCATTTCGCAAATTGGATTGTCTTGATACAATTTATCAAAAGCTCTATTATTTTTTGAATTTTTAAATTCTTTATAATGTGGAATATCAACTAAATCTGGCCATAATAGATTATGACATATTGTTACTTTTGATTGAGCGTATAAATTTATTTTTTCCAAGTAAGAAACTTTAGGTCTATTTGCTCTGGGATCATTATCAAAATTAATAAAAATATAATTGTATGGTAATATTTCATCTATTAATGATGATACAAATTGTTTATTAGATGATCCAGAATAAATTACATCATAAATTTTTGTTGTTTTTTGTGGGATATTTTTTTCAAAAAAAGGAAAAAAAACAAATTGTCTATTTAATAGAGATTCCGAAGTATATGGACATATAGTTAAAACTTTATCTTCATTTTCTAATACAGATGAATGTATTAAATCTTTTCTACAAAAATTTGGTTCTTCTAGAGTTAAAATAATTTTTGGTTTATCATATTTAATATTATTTAAAATAGGATAAACATCCCCTATCATAAAATAAAAATTATTAAAATAATTTTCATAATAATCAAAGCCCATATTATATACAGGATCATCTACACGACTATTTCTATTAGTAAAGTTAGATATTAGGGGCATATAATTTATCTTTTAATATAAAAAGCATCTCCCCATTCTGCTCTTGTTATATCTGTTTCTACTCTTTCAAAACCATATCCCTTTAAGAATGAATCTAGTTCATCCATTTTTGAGCATTGTTTATATACTTCTCCAGTATTGACCTCGGTATAGATATATTTGATTTTATCTAAGTTATTTTTAAATCCCTTTAGTGCATGTAATTCTACTCCCTGAAGATCAAGGTTTATGAAATCATATTTTTCTATATCTAATTTATTTTCTGTAAAAATATCATCCATTGTTTTAGTCTTTTTCTTTATTGTTTTTATATTATAAACATCTGGATGATATTGTAAATGTTTACCCAGTTCTAATATAGAGGAAGACTGACCATTATTTGTTATATTAAATTCTAATTCTTGATCAGAATTTTCCCATAATAATTCATTCAATAAAACATCCCCTCTTACAGAAGGAAGTTGTTTCATTTTTTCAAATAATTCTGGATTTCCCTCTATCCAAATTACATTTGGAATTCCAAGGTGATCATAATCTTTTTTCTCTTCACACATGTGAGCACCACCATGTATTACACCCTTTGGTCTAAACCCATACTTATTACATATCATTGTTAAATTTATTAGCATATTATCTTCCTTTAAAATGAAAACTGTTTATATGTTGCCACTCTGGTTTTGTTATATTTTTCTGTTCATGATTTGGTGCTGGCATGTTTTTATTCCACCAAGGTCTAGGACAAATAACATTATCCTTACCACTTAAATATGCACCCCACCATGCAAAAGAACTGTTTGACATTATATGTCTATCACATTGTGTCATCATATAAAGAGAAACATATTCATTTTTATCTATTATATAATAATTTGGTTTTGTAAAATGTTGTCTAGCAAAATCATTATCATCTGTAAAAATTAAAACATTTTCTGTTTCATCATTTATACTCTTAGTGGCTTCTGTATAGAATCCATCGGAGAATAAATCACCCCATCTATCAACATAATCCAAATAATCTGTTCTTCTTATATGAAGACTTACTGTTTTTTTATTTTTATATTTTAATAATTCTTGATTACCTTCATCAATTATATGCTGTTTAAACTTTAATGATTGTATCAGTTCATTCTTTAAACTATCAAAATACATATACGATTGATAATAACCATCAAAAATTGTATTATCGGATTGTTGTAAAACTACATCATCAAAATTACAAGAACCAAATCTTTCATGAAATATTTTATATTCACTTTGTTTTCCATATTGGTGTATCTTTACATTTTGTAGATCAAAGCATTTCCAAAACTGACAATCAACATCTAATGGGAGATGAATATCATAACCTTTTGTTTTATTTAAATAAAATAAAAGAGCGTATTGAAATACCTGATTACCCAATCTTCCCGCTCTACCAAATCCTTTTATAGTTATCATTGTTATATTTCCTTCATTATAAGAGATACAAGTTTATTTATCTCATCTTTATGTTGATTATATGGTCTTAGACTATGAGCATCCAAATAATATTCATCACGAACACCATCTTCCTTCCAAGAATTCCAATATTGTCTATCAACTCTTAAAGGACATCTATCTCTTGCTGGTGATCCATTTCTACCAGTTAAAACAAATACATTTCTGTCTTGATAATTTTCCATTTTTCTATTGGGATAATATTCGTCTATTCCCCAATGATATAAGTCCATTCCACTATTTTGAGGAGTATGTGAATGTTCTTTTCTAAAATTTTGCCAATCTGTTTGTTTTAGATAATCAGAATAAGAATCTGGTAAATCTAAAACTTTCTTATAAGTTTCACCCTTTGCTACATTATAACAACAGGGAAATATACCAATACCTCTAGCGTTCATATTGACAAATTTGTCATCTGGTATATCTCTTAAATTATCGATGAAATATTTCTTTGATATTGGGAACATATCAATATCAGAAGTCATCCAAGTTGCATCTGGTTTTGTTATTGGTAACCAGTACCGTGAGCACTGTGCTTGGACATTCAGAGGAACATCTGGTATTGGATCAAAATAAACCACCTCACCATATTCTTCTGAAACCTTTACGGACTTATCACTATGAACCAAGAAAAGAACAGGAGTATAATTAAACTTTTTTTTCCATATCATGGACACAGTTGGCCAAAAGTCCAAATAGAAAGGATCACATGTTGAACTCACTACAACATAATCTACTTTCATCGTAAAATCCTTTCATATTTTTGAAATTCTTCTTGGTGTATAGATGGTGGATATTGTGCTCTACCAATAAATTGACCATATTCATCGTTATATAGAATACTTTCTTTCCAGTCATTCGTCTTATCAGAATGAAAGTTATTATCATCATGAACTATCATATCATGTGTATACAGATTATAAATCTTATCTGTTAAGAATACTTCATCCATACTTAGATGGTTATTACTACTATTAATAAAATTATCATATAACGACTTAATGTTCTGTAGTTTATCATTTTTCCTAAGACCAAACATACCTGCTTGTATCTTATTTTTATGATGTGGGTGATCTCTCATTGCATGAAGATTTTTTCCAGAGTCTAACCACTCATTTACTGCAGACACTTCTCTCTTTGTGATGTAACTATCAATATCACGAGAAACAAATACATCACAGTCGTCATATGATAGGAATCTCCACATTCTTCTTGCATGACCCATTCCATTAGACATTACCAATTCAACATTTGATTTTTTATTTAATTCAGATATAACTCTATTGGAAACAGTACCATCATAGTAAATCCGACATTTCCAATCGGGATAATATTCAGCACAGAGATCTGCATTGATCAATGAATTGACAGTATATCTGGGTTTATCACCAAATAAAGAATATGATACTATTTTTTTCATATTACTTCTTTGATCCTATCCATAAGGTAATCATCAGATCCTCTCATCTTTCTAACTTTATAAAAATTATCCATTATTGCAGTTAATTTTGATTGAAATACATTAACGGATATGTCTGATAAATTAAAATTATCATTTAGGAAAATTATACCATCAGTATTGAAATAGTCGGATATCTTTTCTGTTCCGTAATAAATCGGTATAGTACCATTTGCAAAACAATCCGTTATCTTTTCTGTATAATAAGTATTATATTTAGAGTTTTCGATTGTTATACTGAACATATAATCTTTAAGAGCTTCTGTTTTCTTCTTATGATGATAGTGTTCACCATCATTCACACCTATTTTCTTACTACCAAATATACCACCATATAAATCAACAGAATCCTTGAATCTTTCTGCCATTCTTATTCTGTTCTTATGTCCTTCAGTGCTAGCATTTGGGGAAGCAAGTAAAGATACTAATTTAGTTTTGTTGTTTAAACTATATTCATCCAGTGGTGTCCAAGGAAGATTGCTACCAGAAAATGCAAAAACAAATAAATCCTTATCGAGAGATAGCAATTCTTCATCACAAGTAAATATCTTGTGATATGATTCTTTATATTTTGTTAAATTATTCCTGATATCTTCAAAAACTTGATAACGAACTATTCGTGATTCACAGAACCATGCAAACTTTTTATTGTTTTTATTTCCATTTGCACCACGAACAATACCATTATCAATATAAACCTTTATTTCTTTTTCTTCTTTAGTCCAAGAAAAAGTTTCAGGTAATCTGTTACTATTGGATGACCATTCTGTTTTAAATGGCGCACCGATTGCTTGTATTTGCATAATAATTCCTCATACTGAACAGGGTGGTACTTCTTTATAAAATTGTCTATCCAATCGTATTGATTCTAAAAATTCTTGAGTTGGTCTAATATTTGAAGCATGATTGTGGTATAATTTAAACGATAGACATGGATTTTTTACAGTATATCCAGCATTCATTGCATGATGTGGAAGAGTATTGTCATTACCCGGAACACCAAAATAAAAATTACAATTTTTCATTTTACACTCATTTTTCCAGCACCAAGCATCTTGCGACCATTTTGCTGTTCCGAAAGAAAAACTTTTATTAATTTCATGTCTAGAAATACAATAAAAATCATTTTCTGTAATTTTATTACTCATATTTCCAAAGTCTTCTGTAAAAATTATATCATTATTTGAAACACATGATACACCATCAGAAGATTTATAATTTTTTGAAAGATCAAACATATATTGAAATGAACATCTTTCAGAATAATTTATAAATTTAACTTTATGTTGTTTATTATTTAAATACTGTTTTAAATGATTAAGTATTTGCTCTTCACCAACTACAATTATATTTTCAATACAATTTAATTTATTATTTGCATCAAATGATTCAAAAACTTCTTTGTTTCTTATATCATCTTTAAAATAAAAATATTCCACATAAAGATTCATAAAATTTTTCCTTCTTTTTGTCGTCTATCCATTACTTGTCGTGTATGTTCTCTTTTTCCTTGCGTTTTTGACATTATGATTGTCACTTTTGAATCATTTCTTACAGAACAAACTGTATCATTTAATGATTTCTTTTTTCCTTCACCATATTTATTAAACCACATTTCCTTTAAAACTGGATGATCTAATTCTGGCACATCAACAGAGCATCTATTCATCCATTCAATTATAAACTGTTTAGAGTTATCAGTATTGTTAAAATAAATTAAAGCACTTTCTGGACAACCATTTGATTTTTCTACACAAGCAATATCTTCTTCCAAATTATCCAATTCTATTGGTAATTCATTTATTTTTGAATCAGCATCAATCCATATTAATGGTTCTTTAAATTTATTCAAACAATCCAAAATAAACTTTGGTTTACGCAAACAATTCATTGCGTAACTACCAAGACTTGGTAATTGTTCAGAGTATAATCTACCACCCAGTTCTTTTATTTTTGATTCTAATGAAATAGCAGAATCTCTATAAAAAGTACTGGGTGATAGATCTGAATAATAAGTTATAAATAATGTTTTCATAATTAAGAATTATATAGACCAAATTTATCATTCATATCTAATTGAGCAGATGAAACCATTTTACAACACTTTGGACTTGAGCAAGTTTTTGCTGTTTGTTCTTTTATCCAAGAATAAGTCAACTCAATACCATCCTTTAACAATTGTGATGGTTCCCATCCAATCTTTTCTTTGTATAGTTTATTATCAGAATTTCTTCCTCTAACACCAACCGGACCAGGAATATTATTGACTGTTAACTTCTTTCCTGAAATTTCAATTACCATTTTTGCTAGATCATTGATACGAATCATTTCTTCTGAACCTATATTTACTGGTCCTTGGAAATCAGATTCCATCATCTTACGAACCGCTTCGATACATTCATCGATATAAAGGAAGGAACGAGTTTGTTGACCGTCGCCCCATACTTCGATGGAAGTACCATTTTCTGCTTGAGCAACTTTGCGACACATAGCCGCTGGTGCTTTTTCTTTACCACCAGTCCATGTTCCTTCTGGACCAAAAATATTGTGGAAACGAGCAACACGAACATTCATTCCATAATTTCTAGCAAATGCTAAAAATAGTCTTTCACTAAATAATTTTTCCCATCCATATTCACTATCTGGTGCTGCTGGATATGCAGAATCTTCAGAGCACTTAGGATTATCAGGATCTTCTTGGTTGTATGCAGGATACATGCAAGCAGATGAAGAGTAAAATACTTTCCCCACCTTGTTCTTTAAACAGCGTTCTACGATATTTAAGTTAATAAGGGCAGAATTATGCATGATATTAGCATCGTTTTCTCCAGTAAAAATATATCCTGCACCACCCATATCGGCAGCCAATTGATACACTTCATCGAAAGTATTTATTTTTTTACCAAAGGCATCATCACATACTGATTGTTGTCTTAAATCACCAACAATAAAATCGTCTGCTCGCGTTGTAGCAAATTCTGGGTGCTTTAAGTCAACAACTCTTACCCAGTATCCTTCTTTTTTTAATCTCTTAACTAAATGCGACCCGATGAATCCACCACCACCCAATACCAATGCTGTTTTTTTCATTTTATTGTTCCTTTCAGCCTTCTGCTGGCTTGTGTATGTTCAATAACAACTGTTTTTTCTTCTTCAAACCATTTACAATCAAAAACTTTACAATAAGATTGATTAAAGAAATATGTCTTCAATCCTTCTCTATCATATTTATCCCAAACTTTTTGGAGACTTTGTTGTTCCCATCTAGTAGGATTTGATTGGCTCTCTTTTTTCCAATCATCTATTAAATTAAAACACTTATCGGTATAATTAAAAAACATAGTACCACCTGCAAGTGCTTCATCTCCTCTATCAGTACCCCAAGGTCTTAGATGTGTGTTTCTTGGTTGATTCCAAACATTAGGAATAAAATAAGCACCAAAATCACATTCATATAATTCCTTTGAATCAAATATTGTTGGATGTGATCTATATCTACCATCAGCATCTATCCATAAAACAGGTTGTTTATGTAAATATAAAGCATCCTGAATTACTTCTGCTTTCATGGTACAATTATGAACCCATGATCCTTTACTTTTCTTTTCATAAGAATAAAAAGGTAAATTAAATAATTTACAGGTTTCTTCTAACTGTCTTGCTTCTTCTTTATATTCTGGAGTATAAAAAGTAATAGTGACGGGGTACATTATTTTCTATCCACTCTCTGCATAACTGATGCTAAATCATGTAAAACCACTGCTTTGTCTCTTCCATGTAATCTATCTATCTGACAATAAGTTCGTGGAAACCATTCCGTAGTTGGTTGTACATCTGCCCACGCTTGCTGTAAACTCCATTGATCCCATGATCTTGTCATTGATTTAGATAGTTCCAACCATCTCTCAACCATTCTTATTGTACTTTTACATTTACGAAACAGCATAGTACCAGAATTAAACCACATCAATTCTGTTTGAACTGGCCAATTTTTTGGAAGTTCTATTTCTTCTCTTCCAACAGGGGTTTTCTTTCTTGCTCCCGGTTCTCCACGAACACCAAAATCCATAGGTGTGTCAATAAACAAATATGGGTAACTCATTATTTTTGCATCAGAGTCTACCCATACAACACAATCAACATCTTCATTTAATTTTTTAAGTATAAATTCTGGTTTTATATTACAATTATCAACCCAGGAACCTCTGTCTTTATACTTTTCTATATCACAATCTATATTGAATTTTTTACAAGATTCTTTTAATCTTTTTGCCATATCCGCATATATGCCATTATCCGTATAAAAGTTTATAATTTTAAATTCATTCATTATTTATTTCTTCTTAAAGATTTTTTAACAGACAATGCATCTCTTCTTTGTTTTCTTCTATCAGTTACTGTTGAAGAATTTGGTTGTGATACGACATTTAAATAATCTTCTACTGGGAATGGTTTTGGTTCTAATTTTGGTTGTTCTTGTTTTTGATAAATTTCAGATTGTCGTTCAAAGTTTCTTCGTATTTCTACTTGAGTTATTGGTGTAAATTCGTGTTTTGGTTGTGGTTCTGGTTCAAACTTGTTTATTGTCGGAAAGGTAATAGGAGCATACTGCTTTAGTTGCTCTTTACCCTCACTCTCCCACCAATTCAGGTCGAATTTTGGAACAAATGATTCAAATACTGAACCACAATTCCACGAAAACCATTTAAATCCTCGTTTAACTGCTATTGGATACCATTGTCTTAATGCTTCTGCTGTTTGATCAAGAGTTTTATCATAGTTGTATGCTTTCTTCATATCAAACTCTTGGACTTCATAGCAGTATTTTTCTTTCATACTGTTTGCTTTTAGATCATTACCCACCCATATAATATTTTTAACACCAATATAATGTAACCATTGTATTGCAAATGTTACTGACTTGTGGGGTCCTCTTATGAATGGTTGATTACCAGTAAAAAGAGAAGATTCCAAATCTGGCCAACGAGTGTTTGTATCATAGTTACAAAGCACCACACTCTGAGCGTTTGCTCCGGATGATACTTTACCTTCTGGTAGTACCTTTATAATTTCAGGATTGCTATATGCATTAGCACCTTCAGTACCATGCATCTCATTCAAATAATCTGCCATGATCCAGAAGTGAGGTTTGTTTATTTTTCGTATAACAGTGCTTACAGCAACTACTGGTAAACCCAAACTAAAAGGATCTATCATATTCAGGGAAGGACCCGAACACGCTAAGACACATGTATTTGCTGGAAAATAAATTTCTGACATCTCATGAATTATTTATCATAAAAGATTCAATCGTTTCCTTTAATTGTTTTGTATAATTTAAAGGATTTTCTTGAAATACAACAGTAGCACCATCTTCACAACTCATTAAAATAACAATATTCTTTACTGGTATGCCGGTTTGTTCTTGAAACATAATAGCATATGCAGTTGCTTGCATGAAGTATTCTTTAATACTCTTCTTATCCTTTTCCGCAGAAGAGGTTTTAAAGTCGATTATAGACAGGTTTCCATCAAACTCAGCAATACAGTCAACTCTACCTGCCAAACCCAACAGAGAGGATTGTAGTGCGGTTTCGAGTGCTTTAATGTTGTCTATCTTATTCAGTTCTGACTTTAATTGTGAAAACAAATAATACTCACCTGGTGAATAATCATCAGGATTGATTGTTTCATTATTTAAATATGCTTCTATGATTGAGTGGAACTTGTTTCCACGACGAAGAACTCTTTTAGATTCTTCTGGATTCTTTCTTCGCCATTCAGCAAAGAACTCTCTCTTCTCCCAACCTGTGACTGTAGTTACAGACGGATAAGAATTACCATCTTCTGTAACATAGTATCTTTTTCCGTCTATTTCTTTAGTTGTTAGTTTATTTTTTAGTTCAACGGGTACATGATTAAATTTTTTCACTTACTTCATCCTTTTCT